CAGTCTTCGCAGATTGCAGGTTCGTATACTTCGACGTCATCGTCTTGAACGTGCAGGAATGCACGTACAGGCCGTGAAACTGGAAGATCGGAACATTGTCCGTCATCTGCTCGATGATGACTCCACCGCGCGACGAACCGGAAACGTTCAGCCCGGTAACTATATCGGTATCCAACAGACCGATGTTGATCGGCTGGCTGATCTTGTAGTGACCATCGGGAATCTTCAGCCCCTTGCCGGGGTTGCCGATGATCGTATTGAAAATGGCTTGCAGTGCTACGGTGTCGTCTACGCCATTCGCCGGACTAGCAATCGGCGTGGGTGACAGATTGGACGCAAGGGTCCAGTTGCCATTTACTTTCTGATACAGCTGGTTGGTACTAACTTCAATGATGACTTGACCATCAGCGCCGACCGAATTCGACGGCATTTGATCGAACGCCATTATTGGCGCATTCGGCTGCATCGGATGCAACGTCTGATCGATTGTATTCAACATAACATACCCCATTAGGTACGAAAAGACCCCCGCTCAAAAATCGAGCGGAGGTTGTTTTACTTCGTCAGACGTCGATTCGATTACGTCAGATCGCGGATTTGCGCGCTCGCAGCTTCGTTGCGTGCTTCCAGCGTGCCTTCGTACACGATTTGCCAGTTGCGGGCATCGCCGACTTGCGCGAGTTCGGTCTTTTCGAAACCGCGCAGCGTTGCCAGTGCCCACATGGAGGGATCGATCGCGTACACGGCCTTGTCCGGCGATGCTTGCGCGCTCATGACCCGGTTCGGGATCATCGCGACGTTGCCGAAGTCCGACGCGTACACAGCGTAGGCCGCTTGCAGAATCGCGCCCTTGCCGTTGCCTTCGACTTCCTGCATACGCGTCGCATTGCCTGCGAATGCGGACGAAAGCACCTTGTCGCTGGGGCGCATATGGACTTGCGACACGTTACCGCCGGCTTGGTACGCGGCCATCAGTGCGTTCTTCAGCATGGTTTCGGTGAACGCGGCGGGCGTACCTGCGACCGGACCGGTATTCGTCGACGGAACCGGAGCGGCACCACCTGCGCCACCTTGCCAGTTCGTCGCGATCCAGCCAGCCAAGCCGCGCATCGTGCGGGCCACGCTCGACGAGCCAGCAATCGAAGTGCCGTTCGCCATCGACGCGGCTTCGACGTCCTTCTTCAGTTCGACCGACTTCTTCGCAGCGAGCCGTGCGATTTCCTTCGGGCCTGCTTTGCGCACTGTATCCTGCGTGTTCGACACGGAGAAGGTGTCTTGCACGATCTGCGTGCGGTTGCCGATACGGCTCGTCGGCGTTTGCGCGCTGTACGATGCATCAGCACCTTCGACCGCGGCATTGCCAGCGTTCGGAGCGCGCAGTGCGTCGGTTTGCCATTCGTGGTACACGGCTTCCGCGTTCGTCTTCGCAATCGAGGACGTGAACGGCGTGTCCGACGGCGAAATCATGAAAACCTTGTCGATCAGGTCCTCACGGTTGCCGACCGTGCCGTAGGTGGTGAGGGTATTTGCGGGCATTTCAACACTCCAAAGTGGCTGACGGCTTATTCGAAGAAAGACGCCAACGTGTCAACGGTTGGGTTGGCTGCAAACGCTTTCGACTGGTTCGCCTTCGACAGATTCTGCCGGGACGCCGCAGTCTGAGCGGCTGTTGCCGCGCCGGGACGCTCAACTCGACCATGCTGCTGACGCTGAACCTGACGTTGACCTTGGGCTTGCTGCTGCCCTTGCGCGACCGCCGGTTTTGCGCCTTTGCGAGCCTTAGCGGCTGCAACTGCTTGATCGTACAACATCGCTTTGCGAGCGATCACCAGTACTTCCGCACTGTCAATGGCCTTGCGCATTTCGGGCGCAATACCACTTTCGTCCAGATACTTGTCAATCGCAAGTGCGCCTTCCGCTGCCTTCTTCGGGTCCGTCCACTCAGGGATTGCCGTGAGAAGATTTTGTTTCGCTTCACCGACTCTCTGGTTGACGGATGCCTGCTGTTGTTCAGCCTGCTGGCGTTGAACGTTCTGCTGCACCTGTCTCGCTTGGGCCAACGCCATCTGACGTTGTTCAAAATTGTGCCGCTCGACCAGGTACTTCTGCGGATCGCTCTGCAACAGTTCGGCCCAATTCGGTTCCTTGGCCATGAACTGCTGCGACTGCTCGATATAGAACTGCAATACTTGACCGAGTTGTTGCTCGCGCTGGCCTAGACCTTGCGCCTTGTCGGTGTATTCCTTACGGATCGCCGCAGCTTCTTCGAAACGCTTGTTAGCCGCTTCGAATTTTTGCGCGCCGGACTTCAGATCGCCGAAAGTGTATTCCACTTCCTTACCATCCACCGTCAGCTTGACTTTGTGGTTATCAGGGATAACCAGTTCAATCGCAGCGTTCGGATCGTCCTGCACATCGGTGATGATCGGATCACCGTTTTCGTCGAGTTCAGCGACAACTACCGGGTCGCCATTTTCGTCGAGAACGAGTTCATCGCCCTGCGTTTGCGTGTCAGCGCCGGACTGGGCTTGTGCTACAGCGTCGAGTTGCGCGTCGGCAGCGGATTGACCCGCGCCTTCATCACCTTCTTCGCTGAACATGGATTCCAGGTCGGCAACATCTGCGCCCATTCCTTGGGTGGCTTCTGCTGGCATGTTATTACACTCCGTTTGTAGGTGTTAATATAAAGTACTGATTGGCGGGAGTCAACAAGGAGGTTGTACCTCCCTGCTGATTTTACTGCTGGTTGCTATCCACATTAGCCTGTTGCGATGCGGCGTCCTTCGCTTGCTGTGCTTGTGCTGCTAACTGATCTTGGTGATGCTGATCCGCTTGCTGACGGTCGAGATGCTTGTGAGCCGAGTCGATGTTCTGCTGACGAGCCGCAAGCGCCACGTCATGCGGAATGATGGTCTGCGATCCATCAGCGTTGTGCAGAATCGAGTTATTCAGTGCGATTTCCTGCGCCGCATCGACTCCATACTTCTCTGCATTTCCAGCACGAGTCGCAGCCAATTGCGCGTAGAACTTTTCACGCTCCCACTGCTGCTGAGCGGTGAACTGCTCACGTGTCCGCGAATCAAGCAATTGTTCGTGCAACTGTGCTTGCTGGGCCTGCTGCTGGGCCTTCTGGTTCGCCATCTGCTGATCGGCTTGGAATTGCAGAGCATCGAGCTGTTTCTTGTGCTCAAATTTCTGCTGCTCCAACTGAATCTGAGCCTGCGCAAGCTGTACCTCAGGCGGCACCGGTGGCGGCTGCGGAGCTTGGGGCGGCGGTGGCATCGTCAGGAATTGGTCCGTGTTGCCGATTTGCATCGCCTCACAGAGTTCCTTAGCCGCATAATAGATGTTCTGCGGAGTGACGATACCCATCTGACCCTGCATCAGCAATTGCATGACTTGCATGAACTGCTGAATCATACCGACGCGCTCGCCCATGTCGCCCGTGCCGAGACCGACGCGAACCTTCATGTTGAACTGCGTATTCCACACGCGCGGATCGACGTCGACCCACTTGCCTTCCAACTCGAATACCATCTTCTGATCTTGGTGCTTCATCAGCACCTTCTGAACCAGTTTGACGATATCCTTGACCCCGCCTTCTGCAAAGACCCGGGCGATCAATTTGGTGCGAAGATCAGCCCGCTGGGTGATCCCCTTGTAAGCCGTGGCGGTCGGATTCAGGAAGTCAGCATCGGTGCCTTGGCTATACTTCGTGATACCTGAGCGCTCCTGACTGGCCGCGTCGAGATACTCGAGTAGCTGATATGCGCCTTGCGTATCGGCCATACCCTGCGTGAGCGGACCCACGGCCTGCGCAGACTTCACGCGCACCACGCCGCCCGGTCGATTGGTCAGCAGATCGTCGATATTGACCTGGTTTTCAATCGCCCATGTGCGACCGTTGACCTGAATCCGCATATTATCGTCGAGCGAACGCAGAATACTCGTTTTTGCCAACTGCATGGGCATGCCGAGTTCAGCAACCGAACGGCCGAAAAACAGACCCGGAATCGGCACCGGGCAAAGTGCGGCAAACGGCGGACCTTCGCAGACGACGTTTTCGAGCAATGCGTTACCAGCGCGCGTGATCTTGCGCCATTCCGCAAAACCGTCACCATCGCAGTCAATCGGCAGATAGCATTCATACAGAAACACTTTCCGCTGTGACTCGTCACCATAATCCTCGACTTCCTGCGGCTTATACACGGTTTGCAGCGACTCGCGGGCATACATCACTTCCGAGTTCTGAACCGTTTCTGCCTGCGGATCGCTTGATAGCTGATCCACATCGACGTCCATAGCCTTTGGATACGTCGCACGGATTTCGCTGATGGTCTTTATCAAGCGATGAGCACAGAATCCGTCGGGGATGATGCGTGAGCGTTCATCGATAATGAAATCTTCAGGATTCATCGCGCACAGTGCCACGCGACCCGATTTCTTCGACTTCAGCGCTACCACGTTATACAGCTGTGGCAACTTGCTCAAATCGAGCGGCTTCGGCGGCTGCGGAGGCGGTGCCGGTTGTTGCTGAGCTTGTGGCTGGCCTTGCAGCGGCATCGGCGGCTGGGCTTGGGCCGCAGCAGCATTAGGGTGCGCGGCGGGCGGCGGCGGCAGTTGACCGGGCGCAGGCGGCTGATTCGGCGGCGGCATTCCGCCAGTCGCCAGATATTGCTGCATCGCCTGATGGTACTGCTGAACAGCTTGATGATGCTGGTCGATTGCCATCTGTTCAGCGTTCGGATCGATGTATCTGGTAACTTTGGTGATTTCGATTTCCTTGTCGCTCGCCAAAATTTCCAACTGGATATCCGTCTGCCCGGTATACTCTTCGCGGGTTGTTTCGTCAAACGGCTCCCACCATACCTTCGCGACACCGACCTTGTTCAGTAGCGAATTCTTGAACCAGTCCATAAAGAACTGGAAACCCGGATTCAAATCGTTGATGATATAGTTCACCAACTTCGTCATCTGCTGGGCGGCTTCTTCGTCACCCGGCTTTCGCGGCGTGAAGCGCACGATGTTGCCAGATGCAAAAAAGATTTCCATCAACTGCGGCATCAGCCACTCGATCTGATCGGACACCGTGGTATCCATGATCTGCGAACGGCCTTGAATGCTTGGCGCGGCCAAGTCACCCTCAGGCAAGCCGAGATAGTACTGCATGGCCTTAGCCTGCGAGGTACTGATCTGCGATCCCATCCAGTTGGTACTATTCTGGATGTGACGTTGCAGAATCGAGTCGATCGTGGCATCGTCCATGACCAAATCTTCGCTAGACTCGTCCGATCCAAATACCTGAATATCTTGGACCGGCACTCCCGGCTCAGGTACACCAGCGGGCGAGCTATCGGGGTACATGGTTTGTTGAAACAATTCGACCAGGTCTTCTTGATCCATGATTTTCCTTTAGCCCGTATAGAGTTGCGGATAATTAAGCGGGCGACCCCAGCCCTGCTGTTGAGCGCCGATTATACCCGTCGTCATTCTGTTTGCATGTACTCCGATGTACCGCGTCATATCTGCGCCGTGCGAATTCTCGTCATGCAGCGGGTGACCATGCTTGTTCCGTGCGTAGCGCTTGAGCCGTTCGAGCAGTTGCGAGCACCGGAATTCGTCAATATACATCTGACTCATCAATTCGCGGGTGATCCGAATCCCGTTTTCAACGCCGACATTATCGACAATCTCGACCTGCCAGCCATACATTTGCATGACTTCTTGTGGCGATAGGGCGGTTTGCAGATTCTTGTGACGACCATCGTGCGGAAACACAATAATGGTGTTCGTCGGATCAAAATTCTTGACGCGCAACTCTTCATCGAACCAAGACAGGGCCACCCGATTATTTTCGATGTAGTCCATGATCCGAATGTCCACATTAGTGCGTTGCGTCAGTCCGCACGTCATGGAATCGTTGAAACCCAAGTCAAATACTGCATAGGTCTGCAACTGCGT